AGGTCATGGAGAACTGGGACTGATGGCTGACATCATCGACCGCGCTAACGACTACCATGAAAGCTGGCTGCAAGAACAGATCAGAAAGCATGGAAGTGCTACAATCCCCAAAGGCGAGCCGGGCGAGTGCGATTGGTGCGGCCAGTTTAATCCTCGCATTGTGAAAGGAGCGTGTTCAAAATGCAGGGACAAGTTAAGGTTAGCGTAGTGGATAGATTGCTTCACGAAATACGCGGCGGCTGGTTGACAGCAGACCAGCGACAAGAGCGGGTTCAGCAATTAGCGAGGTTAAATGGTGCCAGCAGGTAGGCCGACGAAATACAGCAAGGAAATCATCGAAAAAGCCCGACAGTATGTTGAAGGCGGGTATGTCGAATGCGGTGATCCTGTGCCTACGCTAGCAGGCCTTGCGCTTGAGCTTGGCATTCATAAAGACACGGTTTTTGATTGGGAAAAGCAGGAGTCGAAAGCAGATTTTTCCGAACTCGTATCGCGCGTAAGGCTTCAGCAGGAGCGTGATTTGGTGCGCGGAGGGCTTAACGGTAAGTTTAATCCTAAGATCGCTGGGCTAATGATGTCTAAGCATGGATACAAAGAAAGCGAGGAAGTGGATCAAGCCAAATCCACGCCTATACAGATAAACTTCACCGAGGCGAAGTAGTGGACATTCCGTTACTTGACCCGCAGCGGGATTTTATTCGATCTGAAAAACCCTACCCCGCTATTTGCGGTGGGTTTGGATCAGGAAAAACCAAGGCCGCAACTATGCGGCTTTTGACGTTGATGCTTATGGAACCCGGCATCAATACCCTGCTTGGCATGCCGACGTACGACCTTCTGCGCCTTCGCGCTATTCCCGGGGTTGAAGAAGATTTGCAGCAACTAGGCATTGGCTACAATCTGAACAAATCGGAATGGGCGATCTATATTCACGGATTTGGCTCGATATATTTCCGCAGCTACGACAACCCGCAGCGCTGGATTGCGTTTGAAGTTTCGCACACGATCCTTGACGAGCTGGACACGCTTAAAAAAGACAAGGCGGAGATTGTCTGGCGCAAGGCAATGGAGCGAACGCGGCAGGTCGCAAAGCGTAGGAATACGATCGGCTGCGTGACAACGCCCGACCAAGGCATTGGCGGGTTCACTTATGACCGCTGGGTGAAGAACGCGACAGACGATTACGAGATAATCAAAGCCAGCACTTACAGTAACCCCTACCTGCCGCCAGACTACGCAGAATCTATCCGCGCCCAGTACGACCCGGTGATGGCTGATGCTTATCTGAACGGCGAGTTTGTTAGCCTCAACCAGAACAAGGTCTACCACCAGTTTGACCGGCGCAAGCATCATACAGACCGAACGATCAAGCCCGGTGAGCGGCTGCATGTGGGCATTGACTTTAACATCGGCGGCTGCTGCGCGGTGGTTTGCGTGATTGATGGCGCAAAGCCCATTGCAGTGCATGAGTTCGTAGCGCATGACACGCAGGACTTCTGCACGCGGTTAGCGAAGTATGACGGCAATAAAATCATCGTGTATCCTGACGCAAGCGGCAAGGCAGGCAGAACCAATGCGGCGGTGAGCGATTTGGATATAATCGAGCAAAACGGTTTTAGAGTTGATGCGCCACGCGCTAACCCGGCGATCCGTGATCGTGTGAACAGCGTAAACGGACTGCTGGCTCACGGTAACGTTGGTATTAACTGCAACGCTTGCCCAGAGCTAACAGAAGCGCTTGAGGTGCAGGGCTATGTTAAAGGAGAGCCTGAGAAGTTTGACAGCCATCCGGCGGTGGATGATTGGGTTGACAGTTTTGGCTACTTAATTCACCGCAAGTTCCCAATTTCACGGCCAGTGGTATCTGGTCTTAGAGGTGTGGCATGAGCAATGTTGATACAGTTCACCCGGATTACGCTATCGAGCTGCCGGACTACCAGAAGATCGAGCATATCACTCGTCTGAAAATGTTGGATAGCTACTTAATCGAGCTAAACCCGCATGACAAGAGCGATGAAAACCGGCAGCGGAACCTGCACTACAAACAACGGGCCATCTTTTACGCCGTGGCTGCGCAGACCGTGCAGGGGATGCTGGGCACGATCTTCCGCCGGTCGCCGCATTTGGCGGTTCCAAGCGCGCTTGAGTATGTGGATCGCAACGTTGATGGCGCTGGCAATTCTATTTACCAGCAAGCGCAAGGGCTTTGTGATGACGTGATCCGTAAAAGCCGTGCGGGGTTGTATGTTAGCTTTCCACCGACAGATGGCGCGGTGTCCATGCAGGATATGGTTGAGGGCCGCTTTGTTTCGACTGTGCAGCGTGTGGAGCCAGAGCAGATCATCAACTGGCGTGAGGAAACGCGGGGCAGTCAGACTAAGCTAAAGTTTGTCGTAATACGCGAATACCGCGAAAAGACCGATCAATATACCGCTGACGAATATATGACGCTGCGCGAGCTTTATTTAGACAAAGATGGCATATACCGCGAGCGGCATTGGTCGGATGAAGATGGCTCGCTGCGAGTCGTGCAGGAGATCACTCCAACCGATGCCAACGGCGATCTATGGTATGAGATTCCCTTCGTGTTCGTGGGCGCTGAAAATAACGACGCCTCGGTTGACCGCCCGGTTATGCTGCCACTGGTTGAGTTGAACATCGGGCATTATCGCAACAGCGCAGACTGGGAAGATTCTGTTTGGTACGTCGGGCAAGCGCAGCCGTTTATGACCGGCGCAAGCGAGATGCATTTAGAGATGCTGCGAGAAAATGGCATGTACGCGGGTAGCCGCTCGTTGATCGCCGTGCCTGATGGCGGGACGTTTGGATACGCTAGCCCGCAGCCGAACAGCCTTGTGCGGCAGGCGATGATCGACAAGGTGGACATGATGCTACAGCTCGGCGCTCGGTTGATGCAGCCGGGCAGCGCAGCTAAGACAGCGACCGAGGTTGCTGGCATTCGTGAGGCTCAGCATTCAGTGCTGTCATTGATTGCGGCCAACGCTAGTGAAGCCTACACGCAAGCGCTGCAATGGGCGGCTCGGTATATGGGCGTTGCGCCCGGGCCCGAGATGGAAGAAATCGAGTTCGAGATAAATCAGGACTTCGTATCACCCGACGCTAGCCCGCAGGAAATCCAGCAACTCATGCTTGGCTTTGTTCAAGGGACGATCCCATCACGGGATTACATTCGCTTTATGCAGCGGGCCGGGTACTTTGACGCCAGCAAGCCGATTGACGAATATCAGGATGAAGTAAGCAACTTCACCCCGGGGGCGTTTAGTGGCTAGAACGCCGCAGCAGTTACTTGAGCAGGCCACGCGTCATGCCGCGCATCTGGAGCGGCTAAAGACGCAGGATGTGAATGAGTTGATCGAATTACTCGATGAAGTGAACTCACAAGTGATGGCTCGATTACAGCGGGGAAACATTACGGATTTTTCCCGTAGTCGTTTAGAGGCTGAACTAGCGACGATCAATCAGCTAATGACGCAGGCAATGGATGAATCCATCATTCCGACGCTAAATCGGCAGTTGATCGAGCTTGGCCAGTATGAAGCAGAGTTTGAAGTTAGATCGCTGGAAAACGTCACGGTAAACGCTGAGTACACAATGCCAGCGGATACGCAGATTCGTGAGGCGATATACGGTCAACCCCTGCAAGCGCGTGGTGCAAATAACGGTAAGTTGCTGGAGCCGTTTATTAAGGACTGGGAAAACGGCGCGGTGCAGCGGGTAAGTCAGACGGTTCGTGCTGGCTATGTTCAGGGTTTAACAACGCAGGAGATAGTGCGATCGGTTCGTGAGACTGCGATGGTTCCAAGCACTCAGAACTTGCAGGCAATCGCACGGACGGCTTTGCAACACTCAGCGAACGAGGCGCGCATGGCGACGTGGAACGCAAACCGCGACATTGTTAAGCGCTACCGGTGGGTGTCGACGCTGGACTCACGCACTACTTCTCAGTGTCAGGCGCTGGATGGGCAGACATGGGTAATGGGTGAAGGCCCAGTGCCTCCTGCTCACATCAACTGCCGATCCACCACCACGGCTGTGCTTGACGAGCGATTTGATTTTCTCGAAGAAGGCGGCACTCGATTTGCCCGCGATCCTGAAACCGGTCGAGCGAGGGTTGGCGAGGTGCCGGCTAATGAGACTTACTACGGGTGGTTAAAGCGCCAGCCAGCCGAGGTGCAGGATAGTATTATCGGGCCGCAGCGTGGTGCATTGCTTAGAAACGGTGGGATTACAACGGAGAGGTTTAGAGAGCTTCAGCTTGATCGCAATTTCGAGCCATTAACGTTGGATGAAATGCGTGAGCTAGAACCGGCAGCCTTCAAACGGGCTGGACTTGATGACAGCAACTAGAGGTAATTAAGGATGAATGATGAAGTACAACAAACCGAAACCGAGACCGAGACCGAGACCAAGGAAGTACCAAGCGTGACCCCAGAAGAGTTGGAATCGCTCAAGGAATCCATTGCTAAGCTGGAAGCAAAAAACCGCGAGCTAGCCGAAGAAAAATCCAAGGCCAAGCAAGCGGCTGAGCAAGCAGCGATGGAGCGGGCTAAGAAGGACGGTGATCTCGAGTCGCTTGAGAAAAGCTGGGCAGAAAAGGTCAAAGCCACCGAGGCCGAGCTAACAGGCAAGCTGCAACAGTACGAGCAGATGATGACCGATATCACCAGCGGAAGTGAAGCGCGCAAGCTAGCCGCCGACCTTGCCCTGCCCGGTCATGCTGACTTGCTTCTACCGCATATCAAAGGTCGCCTTAAGACCGAAGTGCGTGACGGTAAGCCCGTTGTTAAGGTGCTGGACGCAGAAGGTAATCCAAGCGCGATGAGCATTGATGATCTGCGCAAAGAGATCAAGGGTAACGAGCTGTTTGCCCCGATCCTTTCTGGCAGCAAGGCGAATGGTGCTGGCGGTGCTGGTAAGTCTGACGGCGGCAGGGTAGAGCGCAAGGGTTGGGGTGAGATGACCGACGAAGAGCGTGTTGCTTTGCGCAAGGAAGATCCAGCGACGTACAAGGAAGTGGTGGACGAGTTCTACAACCGCAAGACTTGACCTAAAGACAGCGATGCTGGTATAACCAGCGTATGAGGTGAGACCACCCCTGCGGGGTGCGATCATCGGGGCCTGCGGCCCGCAGTAAGATTTTTAATCTGCTGGGGCGTGGGCTTTTTTTATGCGCCTCGGCTTTGTTCACACAAGCAAATGAGGTGTAATCATGGCCGCTACTCGGCTTTCTGACATCATCGATGTCACAGTATTTCAGGATTTGCCGCCCGTTGACGGCCCTGAAAAAACCGACTTTTACGACTCCGGCGTTATCGTGCGCAACGCGATTCTTGACCAAGCTGCCTCGGCCGCTGGCAAGACCGCTGAGCTGCCTTTCTGGAAGGACATCGACCCAACTGACGGGCCGAACCTGACCAACGACAACCCGGCATCAACCAGCACGCCTTTCAAGATCGTGCAGGGCGAGCAGATTGGTCGCAAGGCATTCTTGAATGCTAGCTGGTCTGAGACTGACCTCGCGGCTGAGCTTGCGCTTGGCGGCGATGCGATGACTCGCGTTCGCACCCGGATCGACACCTATTGGCGTCGGCAGTGGCAGCGTCGGTTGATTGCTTCGCTTAACGGCGTCTTGGCTGGCAACGTCAAGGATGACGGTGGCGACATGGTGTTTGATGCGGCTTTGGACACGGCTACTTCTAGCTCAGTCTTTACCCGCAGCAACTTCACCGCTGCCGCGTTTACGCTTGGCGATAGCTACAACGAGCTGACTGCCCTTGCGGTTCACAGCGTTGTTTACAAGCGCATGGTGGATAACGACGACATCGACTTCATTCCTGATTCTCAGGGACAGATGACGATTCCGACGTTCCTTGGCCATCGCGTGATTGTTGACGACGGCCTGCCGGTTGATCCTAACGGCGCAAACGACACCAAGTACACCTCGGTGATCTTCGGTGCCGGCTCGGTTGGCTTTGGCGAAGGTACTCCGCCTAATCCTGTTGAGGTTGATCGTCAGCCTTCGCAGGGCAACGGCGGTGGTGTTGAGGTTCTTTACAGCCGCAAGACCTACCTGCTGCATCCGTTTGGCTTTAAGGCGGTTGCTGCGCCTGCTGCTGAGAGCTTTACGCTCGCAGAGCTTGCCAATGAGGATACTTTCGACCGCGTTGTGGATCGGAAGAATGCGCCGCTGGCGTTCTTGGTAACCAACTAAGGTTACCCATCTAGGGGCGCTGCCAAGCGTAGCGCCCCTTACCTAACACTTGGAGACAGTTGCATGGACTTAAAAGCACTACTGATTAAAAACGCTGAGATTGATGCGCGGATCGAGTCTGAAAAAGAACAGGCACGAATCGCAGCACTTGAAGCGCAACTCGATGCTGCAAAGCCAAAGCCAAAGCCACGGCGTAAAGCCAAGGCTGAAACACAAGAGGCGCCTGACAATGGCGAATAAACCATACGCACGCCCCGGTAGCCGTGAGTTTGCTTGGTGGTGGGCGCAGAAGCGTCGGCGTGAGCGTCAGGCTGCTCAGCAAGAGGAAACTTAATGCCGCTGGAAATTGGCAATCGATACCGCGTTAAAGGCCAGATCGTTACGATCCGCGCCAGCAATGCAGAGCGTAGTAAAAAGGCTGCGGTTACCAGCGACGGGCGAGTAATTAACTTTGGCGCTGCTGGTGCGCGAGTGCGCCCCGGCACTGATGCGGGTAACGCTTATTGCGCACGCTCGGCAGGCATTAGCTCGCCTGCGGATCGGTTGACGCCAAATGACCTAGCGCGGGCTGATTGGCATTGCGCTGGAGAAGTAAGCCGGGAGGACGGGCTAAGCCCGTTGGATTGATGCCAGCTCAGCGCTGCACACGCAACGGACGACGCGGCTGGAAGTGGGGTCAGAGCGGCACTTGCTATGTTGGGCAAGGCGCTAAAGCCCGAGCAGAGCGGCAGGGTCGAGCGATAAGGGCGGGTGGTTACCGTGGTTGATTTTTACACGCTACCCGGAACGCCTAGCGATCTGCTGACTAGCACTAACCCGAGCAAGCGCCGGTTGGCGGTTGAGAATCGCGACACTTGTTTTTTTGAGGGCAGGCAGGGCTACGTCATCATTGAGTTTGACGTGCCGCAAGACACAACGCAGGTGCTTAAGGTTGTATCGCCGGTCAACACGATTGTGCAGCGCTTTAGCTCAACGCTGATTTTAGGCGCGGTGCGCATTGAGCTGGTAAATGGTGGAACAGAAGGCGGCACGTTTAACGGCGATATTGACGTTAAGCCGGTAAACACAATGACCACCGCAACGCCTTATGACTTGCAGGTGGGTTGGTCTACCGGTGGAACGCATACCGGAGGCGATCTGCAAGACTTGTTGCTGCTTAATGCTGGATCACCAGCCCGTCAGGCAAGAGCAGATGTGGGCGCTGATGACCTGCCTTATGGCTTTGCGCCGGGCACATTTTATATCCGCATTGTCAGCACTGGTGATGCAAACGCACGCGGAGTATTCCGCGCACGATGGGAAGAAAAACCATGACGATTACCGTTGGCACAAACAGTTACGTCACACGGCAGGAGCTAATCGACTACGCCGCAGCGCGTGGCATTACCGTCCCTGACACGTCAGAAACGGACGTGCTGCTGATTAACGCCACTGACTTCATGGAGACCTACGAAGGGCGTTATGTCGGCTCACGCGCTACGGCAGAGCAAGCTCTGGCATGGCCGCGTCAAGGTGTGGTGCTTCGTGGCTTTGAAGTGCCAGAGGATGAGGTGCCGGAGTTGGTTAAGCAGGTGCAAAAGGAAATTGCGCTAGACCTTCAGGCTGGCGTTGATCTGTATAACCGTCAAGACCGGCAGATTGTCACCCGTGAGCGCGTTGATGGCGCGGTTGAGGTAGCGTACGCAACTCCGAACGTGGTTGGCGTGCGCTTGCAGCAAAGCAAAGCGATGAACCTTCTGCGGCTTATTACCACCGGCGGCACGATCACATTGGAGCGGCGATGAGCTTTTACGCTGGGCTTCAAAACACGGCGGCACGGTTGCTTGAGCAGTTCGGGCAGGCGGTGGATTTTGTCCGCACTACCGGCGGCGGCATTGACCCTGTAACCGGTCAGGATACGACTACAACACAAACGCTTACAACGGTTGGTGTTTTGCGCCGGTTCCCAGATGAACTGATTGATGAAACGCGCATTCTTTCGACTGACCGCGAGTTGGTTGTCAGGGCCACGGACTTAACGCCGGTGGTCAGCGATAAGGTCACGGTAAACGGTGAGGATTTTAAGATTGAGGAAATCCAGACCAGCACGCCTGCGGGCACTGATTTGGTTTACTTCGTGAGGGTGCGCCGATGAATTTTACGGTGGACATTAAAAAGATCGCTGAAGAAAAGAACGCAACCTTAGATCAAGTGGCGCGGGCGATTACGATTAGCTTGTTTAATGGCGTTATAAACGATACCCGAGTTGACACTGGGAGGCTTCGTGGTAACTGGCAGGCAAGTACAGGGCAGCCAGAGCGGGGCACCATTGAGCGTTTAGACCCAAACGGTACTCAGGCAACCGCACAGGTTGAATCGACCGTTCAGAGCGGCGCGGTCAACTACCTGACCAACAACCTGCCGTACGCCGAGGTGTGGGAGCAGCGTGACGGCATGGTGGCGCGTAACGCAGCGCGCATCGAGCGAACAACTGCGGAGGAAGTGCGCCGTGTCAGTCGTTAAGATCGATCAGGCATTTGTGTCGAGCTTTATTGCAGGCGGGTTCGGTCTTGAGATCGCGCACGAAAACCTTGCGTATGAGCCGACTACGGGCACCCCGTATGCGCAGATTACAACGCTGCAAAACGATGTGACCGGCTACGACTTGAGCAGCCGTGATCTGACCGATGGGGTTTTTCGGGTGATCTTGAATTACCCCGCAGGCAGCGGCGCGATTGTCCCAAAACAAAAGGCGGATGAGATTCTAACCGCCTACCCGATTGGCTCGCTGGTTAGTTATCAAGGCCAAGCAGCGACCATCCAGAGCCAGCAACGGCAGCCCGGTGTAGCCGAGGCAGGCTGGTATTCCATTGTTATCACGCTCGGCTACCGAGCAAAACTCTTAAGAGGTACGTTATGAGCATTTCAGGTGCATTTACCAGCGCTGGCTCCACTATTGGTATCAGCGCTACGCTTCCCACCACGTTTGACGATGACGTTACTGACGGCTTCCCGAGCTTGACGTATAACGACATCGGTGAGGTGACTGATCTTGGCGAATTTGGCCGTGAGTACAGCCTTGTTACGCATAACCCGCTGGCCGAGCGCCGGACGGTTAAGCGCAAGGGTTCGTACAACGATGGGCAGATCAGCATGTCAGTTGCCCGTGTGCCCGATGACGCTGGTCAGGCGGATGCTATTGTTGCGATGGACAGCGACGAGCCTGTGGCGTTTGAAGTCACCCTGCAAGACGGCACCAAGCTGTACTTTGCGGGCGTGGTGATGAGCTACACCACCAACATCGGTTCAGTGGATCAGATCACCAGCGCAAGCGTAATGGTCGAGATCACCACCGACATCGTTGAGGTGGCCGCTGGCGCCTAATCCGGCTTAGCCGGTAGGGGCGGTGAGGTTTTGCTGTCGCCGCGCCGCCCCGTCTTTTACAATGACAGCACGACAGTAAGAGGTACGACAGCATGAAACTGACAGACATTGATACAGTACGCGGCTCGGATGAAGGCTCGGTGATGACGGTGACGCATCCCGGCACGGGCGAAAAGCTGGACGGCATGTGGATTAAGCTCGCAGGCCCAGATAGCAAGATCGCCAAGCAGCGCCGGGCGGAGATTCGACGCAAGATGCGGAAGATGAACCGCAACGCGCTGGACTTCGATGCGCTGGAGGCTGAGGCCACCGAAACGCGGGTCGCTGTAACGTTACAGTGGGCAGGCATTGAGATTGACGGCCCGCTAGATTGCACGCCTGATAATGCGCGCATGGTCTATGAGGAATTCCCTTGGCTTGCTGAGCAAGTCGATGAGTTCCAAGGTGACCGCGCAAATTTTATCGGCAAGCGCTTGAAGAAGCGCGCATCTTCGTCCGATTCCGAGGCTGGCTAGACGCTACCCCGGAGAAGGCGAAAAAACCACGCGGGTCGGAATACACCGGCCCGCTGCCAGAGGTTAGCTTGATGCCGGAGCTGATTGAGTACACATGGGAGATTGGCCCCGTCGGTTACGGCGGCATGGGCTTGCTTCCATTGTCATGGCAGGAAATAGCGGCATGGCAAAGCGCGCAAGGGATTGATCTTGACCCCTTTGAGCTAGATGCCATTCGTGACTTATCATCCACCTATGTGGATCAGGTCGAGCGCAGTAAAAAGCGGGATTGCCCAGCACCGTGGGTTGACCCAGAGCAGGTAAACCGCGAGGCGGTACAACAGAAGATTCTGCAACAGTTTAGATCGTTCAACGCCAGCCGTAGGAAGCGCAAATGACAAATCTTACAAGCATCGTCGTCAAGGTTGATTCTACCGATGTCAAAAAGGCGTCGGATCACTTTAATCAATTCGGGCGCGATGGTAAGAAAGCTGAGCGCGACATTAACCGCTTTGGCAATCAGGCATCTAAAACCGCCAAGCAAACCAAGCAGCTTAGCAGTGCGGCCCAAACACTAACCCGCGTCCTTGGCGCGGTGGGTGTGGGGTTGTCGGTGCGGGCAATCCAGCAGTTTGCTCAGGAATCATTAAGAGCGGCGCAGAACATCGAGCGGCAAGCGCGCTCATTAGGTGTGACGGCGGCAGAGTTCCAGCGGCTTGAGTTTACCTTTAGGCAGTTTGGTGGTGATTCTTCTGACCTTTCCGATGCCTTTGCTACGCTTGCAGACCGGGCGCAGGATGCCAAGGACGGCATGCAGTCATTTATTGATGACTTCAAGCTGGTTGGCATTGAGGTTGACGAACTACGCAAAAAAGACCCACAGCAGCTTTTCAGGTTGTTTGCAGATGGGATTGCGTCGGTCGATGACCCAACCCGGCGCGTTGCGGCTGCGGTGAGAATACTAGGCGACGATCTAGGGCGGCGCATTTTGCCGCTTTTGCAAGACGGCTCAGGCGCGATAGACGAGTTTGGTTCGGAGGCCAGCGTCTTATCAACGCAGCTAATTAAAGACTCATCGCGCATTCAAAAAGAAATGGCGATGATTACGAGCCAGATTAATACCGAGCTGCAAGGCGCGATGCTTGGATTCTTGGTGGCTAACGAAGATGCGATCATTGGCTTGACCAAAGCGCTGCGAGATATGATGCGGTTTGTCGCTGAGAATGATCGGCTTTTCCAAGCGTTGACAGTATCTGTCAGCGCGCTCACTGCGATAAAACTAGCCCAATGGGCGCTTGCAGCGGCGACCGGATTAAGAGGATTGGCTGGAGCGGCTGCCTTACTTTCTGGCCCCGGGTCAATAATTGTTTTAGGCGCAGCGGCTTTAGGCGGCTTGGCTGACCAGTTTGAAAGAAGTAAACAACGTGCTGATGAATTTTCGCAGAGCTTAACAGACTTGAGCTTAAATGAGCTTGAGCAGCAATATGAAAAGCTAAGGGTTCGTAATCGCGAGCTTCAAAACTCATACGATCAACTTAATCCATTCGATACGCTAAGCCCTGAAGCAGCAAACGAAATAAGTCGCAATGCTTCGCAAATGCGCGTTTTAAGAGAATCTATCGATAACATCACAGAATCTGGCGATCCGGCTGAAAAAGCAATCGAGGATGTTGGCAATGCAGCCACAGTTGCAGGCGGGCAGATGGGCCGGTCTGCAAAAGAAGCACAAAACCTCGCCAACGCCTTTGCATCCGCAATACCAGCGATTGATCTGCTAGAGCCTGCAATGCGCGGCGCAGCGGCTCAAGGAGGCGCGGAGTTAAAGCAAGCGCAAGCATTTATTGAAATGATGGGCGAGCGCAGCAATGAAACTGCAGGCGACCTCGATGACCTTGGCGATTCCGGCTCCAATGCTGCGGACAAGATTAGCGATGACTTTAGCCGCGTAGCCGGGCAGATCGAGGGGGCGTTTGCAAATACATTCGAGCAGATATTCCGCACCGGCGAAGTTAGCTTTGCAAATCTAGCAAGCAATATCCTTGATATTTACTTCCGCATGATGGCAGAAATGGCGGCGCAGGCAATTGTCACGCCGATGATTCAGCCCGTGATGGGTGCAATGCCGGGTATGGCAGGTGGCTCAGCACCAGCTGCGCAGGGCGCAAGTTCTGGCGTTACTTCGTTGCTGCAAGGCGGAACACAAGCCGCAATGATGGGTGGCGGTAATTCCATCGGCATGGCGCTGCAAGGTGCAGGGCAAGCGCTGTTTGTGCCCGGTGTAGGTGCAGGCACAGAGATCAGCGGCGCGATGGCTAATGCGATGGGGCCAGCCGCCCCAACCAGCATGCGATCAGGAGAAGCGCTTACTGGATCATTTAACCCCTTTGGAAACGCAGGCCAAGTTAGCAATATGGGCTTTGCATTGGCTGGTATTGGTGGTGGTATTGCTGGCGGCGCAATTGGTGGCGAAGAAGGGGCGATGATCGGCTCCATTGGATCGACTGTTGGTATGGCCATGGGTGGCCCGGTTGGCGCGGTGATTGGCTCCGTTGCTGGCGGGTTGATTGGCAGAGCGTTTGGCGAGAGCAGTACAGAAAAAGCCATAAAGGCTGAGCGCGAATTGATTGAGGCTCGTGCCGAGTCAGCCGCGCAAATTCTTGTAAACGAAACCCGAATGGATGACGCCACTCGGAAACGTGAGCGTGAACTACGGCATGTAATCCAACTTGAGGAAGCGCTGGATGAAGGCAACAAGCGGCGCCTTGAAGAAGTTTATGCTCTAGAGGAAATGGCAGAGCGCTTACAGGAAATCAACCGCATTAACGATGAGCGCGAAGGTTTAGAGCGCCGTTACCTAGAAATGATTGGCGACACAAATGCATTGCGCCAGATGGAACTAGACGCAACCGAGGCAGCTAACCGTGGCATTCTGCGGTTTATATTTACGCTTGAAGATGCGGCGGCTAAGGTTGCGCGGGCAGAAGCCAATGCTCGGCAAGCGTTTGACTTGTTGCAACAATCAATTCGCCGTGAGCAAGCAATTATTCAAGAGCAATTTGAAGGCCCGATTCAGGCTATTCAAGCCGCATTGTCTCGCCTTGAATCCCGCGCACCAATGCCGGTAACACAAGATACGCGCTCACAAGCCATGGGAGTGCTTGAGACGGCTCGCAGGCAGGGTATTGGCGCCATTAGCCAAGAAGAGCTTGATAACGCATTAGAGATCGTATCAGACCCTTCTGAGCGTTTATTCGGTAGCTTTGAAGAATACCAGCGCGACTTTAATAGAACCCGCTCGGTGCTGGATGAGATTTTGGTGGAAACTGAAACCACAGCCGAAAAGCAATTAGCTCAGCTTACTTCGCAATTAGAGCAAGGCGAGCGCATGATTAACGCGCTGTTTGGCATTGATAACCGCGTTTTGTCTGTTGCGGATGCTATGAATAACTTGCAATCAGCGGTGCAATCAGTGACATCTGCACGCGCAAATTTAGAAACCATATCCTCATCGCCGCCGAGCTTTAACCCACGGCCAACGCCACCGGCTACATTAACGCCGGGCGCAACAGATGATCCGTTGTGGGAGTCGATATTAGGCGCTCAATTCCAAGCGCATATTGATCGATTTGGTGTTAGCTGGCATACCTCACGCACGAGCGAAGCTGAACGTCAGGCAGCGCTTGCTCAAATGCAGCAGCAATACATGAGCGCCAAAGGATTCGCCGACGGCGGCGTTCACACCGGCGGCATGCGTATTGTTGGCGAGCGCGGCCCTGAGCTTGAGGCTACCGGCCCGAGCCGCATCATGAGCCACGAGGACATGATGAGCGGCCTGCGCGGTGATAACATGGTGGCAGAGCTGCGGAGTCTTAAAGAGGAAGTGGCGGCGTTGCGCGATGACCAAAACCGCAGCCAGTTCCAGATTGTGAAAAACACTAAGCGTACACGCGACACGCTGGAAAAATTCGACATAGACGGCCTGCCACCGGAGCGGACATAGCATGATTATTATTAGGCCACGAGACATACCGCCCGCAGATTTAGGCGATGAGGTTTTAACCGCTAGCAACGTGCCCGCCACAGCGGCGGGTGAGCCTGAGTGGGATTCATTAACCACATACAGCGAAGGTGA